CCTACTTCTTCAAATGCACCTCCAAAATCATCAACTATACTCAATAATTCTCTTTTTATATCACCAGTTCCAGATGTTAAGCTATTTTTTATTTCATCAAATCTTGCTACCCATGTTTCAGAAAGCTTAGCAAAATTAGACTGAGTAGTTTGTAAAATATCGTTAGATGCAGCAGTTTCTGCACCAGCTCGTTCATTGATATTTGTTATTGCTTCATTTTTTGCCCTAATCATTCTTTCTATCTCATCAGATACAGCAGTATTTCTCATTTCTTCTAGAATATTCCAATGTTTATTGTAAAGAGTTTCTTCTTCTGATAGTTTTTCTGATAATTTATTTGTTCTTTCTTCGTATTGTTCAGTTGTTGATTCTGTTTGTTCTTCTTCTAATTTTTTATTTTCTTCCATTGCTCTTGCATAATCTTCATTTTCTCTTTTTAATTTTAATCTTAAATCAGCAATTTTTTCTTGATTTGCTCTAATCCCAAGAGAAACCTCTTCTGCTAAATCTTTTTTAATATCTTCAGTAGTTCTAGCATGACTTATTGCCATTTCTTCTCTTTTATTAGCAAAATCTGCAGCAATTTCTGACATTTTTTCAGTGTAATCATCTTTTAATCCTTTTAGGTCTTTCTTCATATCTTGGATAGAGTTATAATGACTTTTAGCCCAATCGTGCATTCTTTCTGTAAAATTCCTAGTTTCTTTATTCACATCTTTTATTCTTTTAGCTGTTTCTTCTGCTTGTTTAGCTGTTATTCCTTCTTGTGTTCTATCAACAACTACACCAGATTCTTTAATTGCTGTTTGAATTTCTTTATAACTATCTTTTGCTTTCATTGCCCCAGTTTTAATGACATCAAATAATCTTTTTATTGGTTCTACAAACTTTCTTCCGATTAAAAATACACTCAAAGCACCAACTAGTCCAAGAATGCTTGTAGTCGCAGTAGTTATAACTGTTACAAATGCACCCAATCCAGATAAAAGCATGGGTAAAAGAGCACCAACAGCAGCCATTGCAGTAATTAATAATCCAATAGATAAAACTTTCAACATTATACTTGAAGCTAATTCTCTATTCTGATCAACCCAGTTTGAAAAACTTAACGCCAATGGAGCAATCATGTTTATTAATGAAACAACAGTTGGTTCTAATGCTTTACCAAGAGCTGATTGAGCAAAGAAAATACTTGTACTTAAACGAGATAATCCACCAGATAAAGTGTTAGTAGCTAATGTAGCATTGCCTAAGAATTTTTGACCTTCCTTTAAAAAACCTTGATAAATTGCTTCCCTTTTTTCTACCTCACTCAATTTTCCAATAGTTGTTCCTAAACTTGCAGCATATTCTTTTTGCATTATTGATAAGTTCTTTGTAATTCCTACATTATCTGTTTTAATAGACATTTCGTTTTTAATACCCTCTGCTGTTGTTTCAATTGCTTCACCAACAGATAATGATGCTTGTCTATTAAAAACAGCAGCATCAGTCATAACAGTCATTATTTCAGTAGCTTCTCTCATCCCATATCCTTTTGCTAATAAAGATTTTAAGGTATTAGCAGCATTGGCAATTGACATTAAACCTGTTGAGGCAAATGTCATAGCAATTTCAGTAGATTCATCCATTTCTTCACCAACTGCTTTTGTTACTGCTTGTAATCCAATTAATGCTGATTGTTCTTTAGCAGCAGCTTGAACAAATCCTACAGCACCCATTACCATTCCAGCAGTTAGACCAGCAGTAACCAAACTCAAATACCTAAATTGGCTTCCCAAACTAGTTAATGCATGTCCACCTTTACTAGCACCAAAAACTAATTGTTTAAGTGACGAATTAAATTTAGCAGTATCTTTTTGAAGAGAAGTAATGCCTTTTTTAGTAGTAGTTATTCCTTTATTATCACTTTTTGTAGTGATTTGAATTGTAATATTATTATCGGTTGCCATGTTTTTTAAAACTCTGTTTTTGTTTATTCATTTCTCGTTCTTTAAATTGATTTTCAATGTTCATAATTTTAATAAACATATCTAAATCATAAAATGGAGTAGAATATAATTCATTAATTGTCCATCCAAAATGGTAACATATTCTATAATAGACTAGACTTCTTGAATAAGCTTTTTTACCAGAGAAAGCAAGAACTATTTTTTTAAGTTCTGCTTTTTTTTTTCTTCATCATCATTAAATATTTCAGTCATTTCTGTCATTAAAAATCTTAAATCTCCAATAGGTAATATATTAATTGAATCTTGTGTGATTGGTAATGGTTTATCAGCTTCATCTGTAAAATTCCATTCTTTAATAAGAAGAATCAACGTCTTAATACCTCTGTCCATTTCATTGTCTGTTTCTTCTAATTCTTTAATCTGTCCAGTTAGTAATGTTTTATAAAGCAATACTTTGCTGTCTTTAAAGGATGGAAGTTCTACTGTCTTTGTTTCTCTAACGTCTTTTAATATTGGCATATTTTTATTAAAATAAACCTACTAGATCATTTATAAATCATAAATGAGCCAATAGGTTTATCTTTTGACTTTTATTAGACTCTAAGTCTTTTATTAATCTTTTAAACACTCTATGTTCATAGATTTTTTAAGGACATTTACTGTCTCAAATTTTATGTACTTGGGGATACGCTTGGTGAAATACTTGGACTGATACTTGGGCTTAAACTTGGGCTCAAACTAGGTGAGATTGAAGGACTCAAACTAGGTGAGATATAAGAGCTTTCTGTGTTTGTAATAATAATTTCAACAGATTTAGATTCTGTCTTATCATATTCAGCTACAAAACTAGGATTTTCAGTAACAAATCCTGCGATTGCTGTATCCATTGTTCTATCACTAAAGTGAATTTTAGGTAATCCAACAAATATTTCTTCATAATCACCACCAGTAATTTCAGATCCAATCATTTGAATAATTAATGCTTTCTTATCCAAACTCTGATAATATCCTTGTTGTACAGTATCTTCAAAGAATAATGTATAATCTCCTTCAACCTCAAATTGTCCTACTGCTACATGATCTATATTACTATCTCCACTTACATAATGTGCTTCTGCGTTATTGTTTATTCTCAATGAAAATGCCGTTAAATCTGTTGCTGTTGCTGTTCCTGCTTCAACTGCTGCTTTTAATGTAGCATAAGTATCTCCAAGATATAGCTTATAATCTTTAAATCCCATTACTGTTTCTTCTGTAATATCTTTTGAAGCAGTTCCTGTTGTTGGTAACTTTGACAGAACAGAAGCGGCTAACGTTGCTAATCCATCAGAAATAGATAATTCTATTGTATTTATTGTTCCATATATGAATTTTCGTATAGATACTCCATCATAATGAACAAATGTAACTGTGTATGGTGCGTTTGTTGTTCTTCTAGTGATAGTATGTACATAAGAATCTCCAGTTCCTGCTGCACTACTAACTGAACCTAATGCTGGTATAATTAAATATGGAGCATTCTCTACATCTACTAAAATTTCAACATCACCTTCACCTCTTGTTATTCCAGTTATAGATCCACCAACCCTTTCTCTTATTCCTCTTGCAGCTTCATCAACCAAAGGTTCTTGAACTCCTCTAAGAGTACAAGTTGTAAATGGTAAATATTTAGCTGCTGCGACTGCTGTTCCAGGAGTAGCTTCCATTCCAACTCCTAAATACGATTCTCTTCCAATTTTTACATTCATAATATTTTAATATCCTTAAGAAATTTAATTTCGACCTTTTTATTTTAAAACTTTTTTTAATTTTCTAATTGCTTTACTAGAATTTTCATTTCTTTCTCGCCTTTTTAATTCACCTAAAACATCTATTAATGGTTCAAGATTAAGTTCTAATGTCGAAAAATGGTTACAACCATAACACTTAACAGAAAGCTTAAATGCTTCTCTGTCTAATTTATATTTGAACTGCAATGCGTTACATTGTGGGCAACGAAAATCTTTGTAATTTTGGTCTTTTGGACTTTTATTATTCATATTTTTTGTCTTTTTGACTTTTATTTTTTAATACTATCTATTTAAAATTCTAGTAACTGAAACACTGATAGATGCTTCGAGTGTCACCATTTGGTTGTCTCTAACACGAATTCCATAATTTATACTTCCCACATTTTCAACAGACAGATTGTCGCCTAATTCTAAATCATTTCTTAATGCGTAAATAACGGTGTTTGGTAATGGTGTTCCATTAGAATCCTTTTCTTCAGCTATTTTTGTTAAAAATTGCATTCCAACCATTTCATTTGGAGATCTCTTTAATTCTGTTAAGGCATTTATTATTACGAAAATATCTACATCATGGGTATATTTATCTCGACTTGTATCTGCTATATCAATACTAGTTGTTACTGGAGTTATTGCGATGCAAGGTAGGGATGATAAATTAATTAGATTCGGATCATCTAAATGAAAATGTTTAATGCGATTACCAAGTTGAGTTTTTAATCTTGTTTGTAATGTTGTTAAAATATTATACATATTATCATTAATATGATATCATTTATTCTTTAAGGGTCAAATATATGATTTATATTTAATGGGATGATGGTATTGGATTGTTATTTTCTTTATATTTATTACTTTTTCTAATATTTTCTATTACTTCTAGTGGCTGTAGATTCTGCAATGCCCAACATTCTTTAAATTCTTTGTCTTCTGGATTAATAAAATTAAATAAAGATTGTGGCTTAATGTGATCAATGTGCCAATATAGTCCATAATTATCCCAGTTCATCAATGAATCGAATTGCTTTTCCATGTGGGTTTTTAATTCTTGTAATGTGTATTTAATTAAATATTCCCAATGCCTTCCTTTTTTGTTTCCTTTTAAACTAATATATATACCAGTTCTCATACTATTATTTAATCTAAATGTGGGGTTGGTTTGTCTTTTAATCTTGAGATAATTATTCATATACTTCCTTCGTTTCTGCATGACATATGGTCGTTTTTCATAGGCTCTTACCCTCTTTCTTATTCGTTCCATATTCTCCTGTGGAGAATAATATTTTTTTGAATGCTTTATTCTTTTTTCTCTAACTCCCTGTCGCTGATTATACTCTTTTTTTGCATAATCACTTCTTTTCTTCATTTCTTCTGGTGTTTTACGATATGCTTTTCTTTTATTCTGATAATATTCTGCCTGATATTTTATCATTTTCTCTCTTTTTTTTGGATCTTGGAGATATTTTTTATTATATTTAAAACAACATATCTTGCAATTACTAAATAAGTTGTCTTTTGTTGTTAATTCTTTATAGAACTCACTAACATTTTGTTCTATACCACATTTTTTACATATTTTTGTTTTCATTTGTCTCTATTAGGACTTATATGCACCAATGTGCACTATTTTGATTGTTTTTTAATAATTCCTGCCACCCAATCTATAAATGCATCTACTATAAGATGGAGTCTTGTTTTGTCAATTCTTAACATAACTCTTTGGGGTGGCTTATTATTTGATGTTCCAAGCTGGTGTTTTGGAAAATATGGGACTGGATTATCAATAATCAATGTGTTTTTATTTATACTACTTCTAAAACCACTTTTCATCGCTTTTGTTCTAACAAGTGGTGGCATATCTCCATATCCTTTTTGCTCTTTAATCTTAATGGTTGATTGTGCTAATGGTTTCCATCCTACTCCGAATGTTTTACCTTGATTTTTAAAGTTTGCCATTATTGCCGCCATCATTATTTTTGATGAATTTTGTAATGGGACTTTTGGTTTTGCCAAATTACTGGATATATTATTTAAATTTTTAATAGCTTGTTTGTCACCAGTAACATTGATTTTTATATTTATAGCCATGGTTATTGCTTGTAGATAGCGAAATTCGTTCATATTTGCCCACCAGAACGATTTTTATATAAAAGTTAATAAATACTATGATGTTGGACTATCTGGATCTTTGAATGGACTAATAAGAGAATCTCCACCTAAATTAAACATTTCTCCTTTATCTGCTTTCCCGTCGCTATAATTATTACTTCCACTTGCAGCACCAATAGATGTTCTACTTAATGCATTTCCATCTTCATCTCTTAATAACAACTTACTATCAAGTATTTTTTGAAGCAAATCTTCTGCTCTATCTATTTTTCTTTGTCCTGTTTTTCCTATCTCAATATCTGCTTCTAATCCATATTCTTTTAATAGTAAAAGTCCTGCTGATAATAATGTAATAATTTGTTGAAATATTTTTGGTTTAGCACTAAATGGAAGGGAATACACAGATGCCACGACCGATTCTGCTTGATTTTCAGATTCATCTCTATATCTTGAAATTAAATCATCTGGAATATAATAATTTTCTTCAAAACCAGCTTCCTGTCTAATTTTGAATATTGAAGTATAATGTTCAGAATCTCCTGCTTTGGTAGCTATTGCATCACTCGAAAGAGTTTCTTGATTTGTAGTAGTATTATAATAAGTCGCCTTGTACCATGATGTAGATGTTCCATCAGCGTCTTCAAACATTGTTCCATCTGGTTTATCAATCTCAATATCTACAGGACTACCCTCATCTGATAAATGTGTGTATGTTCCACTTTTGGTCGCACAACGATAAAACTTTCTTTGATTAAATAGTATTTGGGTTATCGGTTCACCCTTAGAATGGGTGAATTTTGTTGCATCAACTGTCATTGTTGTTAAATCATCAGAAATAGCAGAAATTTGTTTTATTTCAACAGTATCATTCCCTGGATATCCCAAAACAACATAGTCACTTACCGTAAAATGACTTGCATTGCCACAAGACAATATTGTTTGTGCCACAGCTTCATCAGCCGAAAATTCGGTTTTTTCACGAAATATATGTTCCTCTGTGATGGCATTCAAAATTTGCATAAATTCTTATTTTTCTATTATTTCTTTTGGTATTAATTCTACTTTATTTGCTTCTTCTTCAATTTTAATTCTATCGACTTGTAATAAACTCTTTTTTTCTTGTAATGATGTAATCTGACTATCAATACCTTCTATTTTAGCATCGATTTTACGAAGACAAGTTGTATCTTCATCTGTTGTTGTTTTTTCTTCTGATACAACAATTTCGACATCTTCTATTTGTTCTTTTTCTGTTTGGTCATCTTTTAAAATATATGTTTTCATAATTTTATCCTTTCATTTTTAAGTTTAATTATTTATTGGTCAAATATTCACCAATTTTCTTTTATATTACATTTGAAACTGATTTGGGTCAAATATTATATCACTATCTAAATAATCTAAAAAAAATTTACTAAATAAATATGGAAAGTAAAATATTATTAAAGTTATCCACAAATAATGGTATTGACAAATACTATATAATATGATATAATACAATCAATTAAATAGATGTTATTATTATAACTATATAGAAATTTATTAAGATTAGTATATAATTAGAATATTAATATCAAAAAATGATGTCAGAACAAATAAAAGCATTTGCTAAATATTTACTAGTCCAAAAAGGATTAGGTAAAATTACAATTTATGGTTATTGTAATTCTATAAAAAGAGTATTGCGAAGCCTAGATAATTTATCACCTAATAATAAAGATATTTATGACTATATAGAATGGATGCATTCTAAAGAATACTCTTATAGTCATATTGTAAATACATCATTAGCGATTGAATCTTATATGAAACATATTGGTAAATATGTTAAAATAGGACGACCACGGAAACCAAAGACTATCGTAAAAAATACATTAACAGAAGCTCAAATTGTTTTTCTTATTGCTAATACAAAAAATATTCGAGAAAAAGCGATGATAACATTATTGGCATATTCTGGAATAAGAAATAGTGAATTTTGTAATCTGAAGGTTGAAGATATAGATTTAGGAAATAATATTCTTAGAGTAATAAGTGGTAAGAACAAAAAAGATTATGTGGTTTGTATTTCAGGAGAATGTAGTAATATATTGTCAAATTATTTAAAAGAATATTCTCGTCCATCAGATGAATATCTTTTCACTAGCCTTGTTAGAAAAACTCGCTATTCTGAATGGTCATTAAGAAAGTTAATTAAAATATTAGCTAAAAGGGCTGGAATAAATAAAAGAGTTTATCCGCATTTAATTAGACATTCTCTTGCAAGTAATCTATTAAAAAGAGGTGCTAATATAGTTACCATCCAAAAACAACTTGGACATTCTCGTATTGATAGTACGATGATTTATTTAAGATCATTCCCATTACAAGTTCAAGCCGAATACAATCTTTTTGTTCCAAGTTATCTTTAAGCGGTAGGTGTAGAATAAAAAGGAACGAAGTAAATTCCGTCAGAGATTGCTCCTGAAGCTGCGTCATCTTGGATATATACTCTAATCCAACCCATTATATTTCCTGGTGTAGTTAAATCAGTAGCATCTACAAATGATTGTGTATTATCAACAGCAGATGTTCCTATTAATTTAATGAATTCTTCAGATACATCTCCTTGGTCTAATGTTAAAACTGGTTTAGCTCCTGTGCCAGAAGATTGGTCAATATGGCACTGAGCAGAAGGACCTGTTAGTCCTATGCCGACGTTGCCGTCTCCTAAAACAGTTAACTTTGCATCAGTTGCTGCAAAACCTTTCATTCTAATATCAAATCTATTAGCATCATTTCCATATGCAGA